GAGGTGGAGCGGGATCGAGGGCCGATGGCACGCAATAGCGTGGTCAATGTCGGACCCTTTGGGTTTTATGTCGGCGAAGAGGGATTCTGGAGCTTCACTGGAGCGGGTAGTTCTCAAATAGGGGATCAAAAGGTAGACCGATTTTTCCTTAACGACCTCGACCAGAATTACATTGACCGCGTTTATGGCGCGGCAGATCCCGTGAGTAAAACCGTCTACTGGGCGTATCCCGGCACCGGAAACGACGCCGGTCAGCCAAACAAAGTTATCGTTTATAACTGGGCCGCTGATCGCTGGGCGACGGCCGACATCGTTCAGGAATACATGTTCCGCAATCTTTCGGTTGCCAGAACACTGGAGGACTTGGATGACTTTGGCACGATGGATTCGCTCGATGTCTCGCTGGACGACGAGAGCTGGATCGGCGGCCTGACCAGCCTGAACGGCTTCGATTCCGACTACAAACTGTGCAGGTTTACGGGCGCCAACTTGGCGGCAACCCTGGAGACACAGGAGATAGGCGGCACCGAGCGCATTTTCGTCAATGGCATTCGTCCCTATGTGGACGGCGGCACCATAACGGTTGCGCTCAAGCACCGCGTGGCGCCGGGCGATGACGTGAGCGTGACGAGCGCCAATGCCATCGATGCAGACGGTCAGGCGCACTTTACCGTATCGACCAGATTTGCGCGGGCGCAGGTGAACGTGGCCGCAGGCGGTATCTGGACGCACGCACAAGGCGTGGATGCTGAGACGGTTGCAGACGGTGCGGCCTGATGGCGGTCAGTGAGTTTCCGGCGCCGCCGGTTGACCTCACCGATGGAGACATGCACCGCCGGCAGATAGCTATCAGCGTCAACCAGATCCTGACCGGCAAGATAAACAACGTTTTGGACGTTACGCTCACGGCGAGCGCGGCGTCAACTACGATCACGGACGCTCGTATCGGCGTGAACACGGCGTTGATCTTTACGCCGACAACGGCCAACGCATCGGCCGAGATTGGCGCCGGCACCATCTACGTCGTGACGACGAGCAGGGTCAACGGCAGCGTTGCCGTAACGCACGCGAACAACAGTCAAACAGACCGTACATTCAAAGTCATACTGGTGGGCTAAATGGCAGAAACATTCACAGACGCAAGTGGAAATACGTTTCCGCTTGATCCTTACGGCCGACCGCAGGGCTATTGGGCAAACAACAAATATGTTTTTCCGCAGTTTGGAAAAACCTTTGCGGCCACTCAGCCGACTGTCGCTCCGGTTGCGGACGTGGCGTCACCTGCCGGACCCTACCGCTTGCCGCGCAGTGTGGCAGAACAGCAGTACGGTGACAGGAATGGCGGTGGTGATCCAGCGCGATTAGGCCAGCCGCCTGCTGTGTGGCAGTCTGGATTATTCGGTGGGGGCTGGACGCCAGAAGGGACAGGCAAGGCTACAACGCGCCAATATAGCGGTGACATATTAAGCCGTAACTTGGCGAATATGCCGGCATCGTTCGTACAGGGGTTGGGGTCTAGGATTGGCGCGGGTTTGCTGGGACCGGCCGGTAGTGTGATTGGCGGGGTACTTGGCGGCAGGGCGAGTGGTCGCGGCAGTCGAGGTATTATTGGTGATGTTGTCGGCACGGGGCTTGGAACAGCCTTGTTTGGGCCGCTCGGGGTGCTTGGCGGCATTGTCGGCGGTCGAATAGGCGACGTGAGCGACCTGGAAAGAACGCTGGCAATGGGCGAACGTGGTCAGCGGGGCTTCCTCGACACTCTGGGTTACGGCTTTGGCCTTGGTGACACGCTCAAAGAGCAAATGAGAGATTATTACGGGATCGACCAACCTGGCGTTGACCCGTTTGGCGCGCCAATGGGCCGGCCTGGAACTATGGGCGATGACTTTGACGATATCGGCGACATTGATCCAGGAAGCGGCATCCCTGATTCCTTTGGAGACATTGCTGCTGCCTTTGGTGGTGATGGTGGTGGCGGCATGGATTTTGGTGGACTGGGTGATTATGATGGTGATGACATGGGAGAAGGTGTATTTTAGCCCTCTCGAAGTTGACTGATGCTTAGTGTTCAGCTAAAAAACGAGGATGGAAGGTATCCTAATCGCACTAGCCGACATGATCCTGCGCCTAATCTGAGGCTCGTCTCCCAAGCGGAGATTAAGCAGCTCGTAGAGGTTCAGGAGCTGAGTCGGTGCTGTCTAAAGCAAGACTTTCAGTGCTTCACGCTAATCCAGCGTGCGCTGAAGTACGAAAACACGCACTCACTTTATGACGTTTTAAACGACTTGCGCGCCGGCAAAGCGCAGCTTTGGGTTGCTGGGTACGGTAATACCATCGACGGCATCTGCGTGACGTGTATCAACAATTATCCGAACACGACCATATGCCTAATCTGGCTTTGCGCCGGGATTGGGCGGGAAAAGTACACGCGGCTGATCGGCAATATCGAACAGTGGGCGAAGGCGCAGGGATGTGAATCGATCAGCTTGGAGGGTCGGCCAGGCTGGGAAAGGGTTTTAACCGACTATAAGAAAACGAAGATTATGTTAGAAAAGGTGATCTAATGGGTAGTAGTTCAAGCCGGCCAAGCGGAACGGCGACATCGGTTGTTTCCCGTGACCCTCCGTCCTGGCAACAGCCTTTTATCGAATATGGGATGGGCGAGGCGAAAGACCTTTATGGCACGCCGCGCACCTTCTACCCAGGCAGCACGGTTGTGCCGTGGTCGGATCAAACGCAGGCCGGTCTTGGTGCCATGCAGACCCGTGCCGAAACCGGCTCGCCGCTGGTCACCGCCGCCCAAGGTCTTACGGCGTCAACAATGGCAGGCGATTACCTCGATCCTGCGAGCAACCCGTATCTGACCAGTGCGATGGACGCAGCTACACGTCCAATGCGCGAGGCGTTTACGCAGGATGTGCTGCCTGGAATTGGCGCGGCCTTTTCGAGCGGCGGCCGATACGGATCAGGCTTGCAGGCCAATCAGCAGGCGCGAGCTGCTGAGGATTATCTAACGGCGCTTGGCGATGTTGGCTCCAAGATAGCGTACTCGAATTATGCCGACGAGCGGGCGCGTCAAGTGGCTGCGGGGTTGGCCGCGCCGAGCATGGCCGAGCTGGATTATCTGGACCCGAGCCGTCTGGTCGATATCGGGCAGGCATACGAGGGCTACGCCGCCGACCAGCTTCAAGAGGACATCGATCGGTACAAGTTTGAGCAGGAAGAGCCGCGCATACGGCTTGGCGAATATCTGCCGGCAGTGACGGGCGGTCAGTGGGCAACGTCATCCACTGAGCAGCCTCTTTATTCCGATGATCTGTCAAGGTATTTGGGATATGGAGCTGCTGGCGCCGGCATCCTTGGCGGCCTGTTTGGTGGCGGTGCTGGCTCTGCTATGACGGGCCTGAAAGGGTTCTTCTAATGGCGACTTCAGTATTCGGAGCGCCTGGCTTTACATCAATGGGGCCGGGCTTACTTGGCGCAGATCCCGCACGCACCAGAGCCGATGCTTTCCTAAAAGGCTTGGCTGGTATGGCTCCAGGTCTGCTTATGGCGGGCGCGCCAAGTACCGACCCCGGCGCAACGCAAAAGGGCTGGGCGATGGCAACGCAGGGCTTCCAGCAAGGCCGTCAAGGCGAGCTTGACCGCGTGCGTGCGCAGAACTTGCAGAATATTAATATGCAGGCGGCGGCTGCTAAAGCGGCCAGAGAGAAGCAGTTGTTTGATGTGCAGATGGCACGCAATCAGCGTTTTAATCAGTTGCTTAGACCACAGCAATCAACGGTACAGAGCAGAGCTGCCGGAACGACTGCTCTGTCGCTCCCGCCACAGCTTCAGCCTCCTATAACGCAGTCAGTGCAACCCACGCCGGTTGTACGGGCTGCGGCGACTAATCAGTCTCAAGTGCGGGTTGGCAATGTCACGGTGCCGAGAAGCGTGCTTTTAGCAGCATCTTTTACGGCCGACCCTGGCGCAGAATTATCTAAATACGTTCAAACTATTACAAAGCCGGGAAATAAATTTAAACCAGACGGCTCACTAACGTCTGCCGGTCGGTACGACCAAGAAGAGACGTTGCGGGATACGTTAAAAAAACCGCTTGAGACGTTAACCGAATTGGCGGGTAAGGGTAGAGCTATTGATGCGGCTTTAGACAGAGACAGCGGTTTAGGGGATCTTGCTGCTATTAACTCATATCAACGCTTAATCGATGACGCGGTTGTGCGTGGAGAGGACGTGAGACTCATTGAAGAAGCGAAGCCTTTGTCTGAATATTTTCTTACGTTTGTCCAGAAATTGAAGGAGGGTAAAAAGCTAGGAGATGCCCAGCGCATAGAGTTAAGGGCGGCAGCGAAAGATTTTATCAACGCCATTAACGGCAGCTATGTCATAAGGCTTACAAATATTAAAAAAGTATCAGATATGGACGGGTTGCGTTGGGGAGCTGTTTGGCAAGGCCCGTCTATTGAAAGGTTATCTGGTAAACCAGCACTTAAAAATCCCCCACCCACATCAACAATACCCACGCCTTCATCCAGGGCATCAGCGGCAAAGGTGGGTTCTCAAAATTCACCTTTTAACCTTCCACACCCAGGGCCGGGGAATTAACTATGGCTGAAAAACTCACAACGCGGCAGCACATTGAAAACCTTGAAGCTATGCGTGAGCAAGGAGCTAAAAGAGACGACATTCTCCAATACATGGCAGAGAAAAACGTCTCTAAAGCTGAAGCCGACCAGATTATAGATTTCATCAACCAGCCAACGGGTGCAAATGTTGCGCGGCAGGCTTTAGGCCAAGGCGCACTGCTGGGCTTTGGTGATGAGCTTGAGGGCGTTGCGCGGGGCTTGTTAGGCGACCGTACTATAAGTGAAGAAATCGACCGCGCGCGCCAGCGTGTCAAGATGTATGAGGCGAACTATCCAGAGCGCGCCATACCCGCCACGTTAGCCGGCGGTTTAGCAACCGGCGGCGTAGGTACGGCGCGGGCGGCCATGTTGAAGGGCGCGCCCCTGCTTGCCCGTATAGCGCAAGGCGCAAAGACAGGCGCCGGCTATGGCGCGGTTGGGGGCGCTGGAACAGCGGAGGGCGGCGTTGCAGATCGTGCCGTTGGCGCTGGTTACGGTACACTTACAGGCGGTGTGACAGGCGGGGCGTTCCCCGTTATTGCCGCAGGCGGCAGGGCTTTGCTGGACTCAATCAAAGGCATAGCACCTGGTGCTGCGCGCCGAATAGCAGAGCGCAACGTGCGTGAGGCTGCCGACTATGACGAGGTCACGCCAGGCATTGTCAGTCAGGCATTCAGAGAAGGGCCGGATGTCATGGCCGGTGCTGACGTTGCTGATCCCCGTGCTATGGCTCTACGCAATGCGGCTAGGCTTGCTGCTAATGTACGCGGCGGCGTGCAGGGTCTGCGCTTTGTCGGTGAGCGTGCGGACGCTCAAGGCCGGCGCATTCAGAAAGCAATGGAAGGCGGCTTGCCAACCACTTCGCTGGACGACTTTCTTGAACAATCTTTGAAAGTGCGGCGGGCCAGCGCCTTAAAGAATTATGGCGATGCCTATGCTCAAGAGCTCAAGCAGACTGACGAGTTAAAATCGTTACTCAAAAACGAAATTATTCAAGAGGCGTATGCTGGCGCAAAGCGTCTGGCAAAGTATGAGGGCATCAACCTCGATGACGCGGTTGAGGAGCTTGCAAGCGGCACCAAGTACGTCAAGCCAACGCTGCAAGTCATGGATTATATTAAGCAGAATCTGGACGATAAAGTGAACGAGCTTTATCGGGCTGGCAAGGGCGGCGAAGGCAGCCGGGCGGCAGCTTTGCGTGACCGCCTGCGCAATCACCTTGATGACCAGATTCCAGCGTACAAGGATGCGCGTTCGGTTTACGCCGGACATTCAGCCGCGATGGAAGCGGCAGAGCTTGGCGAAAAGTTTATTCTCAATCCGCGCAAGATTAGTCCGAATTTATTTAAGAAGATGGGCGACCATGAAAAAGAGTCGTTCCGCGTAGGCGTGGCCGAAGCCTTGCGCATGAAGATTAACACCAGCCCTGACGGTTCAAACATTGTCAGAAAAATATTCGGTAACCCCGACGCCAGAGCGCGGTTACAGTTGGCGTTTGGTAATGATGAGGCGTTCGAGGCTTTCCGCAAGGCGATGGAAGCTGAAGCAAAGATGGCGGCGACGGGCAGCCGCGTACTGAACGTCTCAAGCACGGCACCCATGCTGGCAGATCAGGCGTCATTAGGTCAGTTAGCGGTGCTGTCTGATGCGATAAGCAACCCCATGACAGCCCTGGCGCGTGCAGGTATGGCAATGCAGGGCGGCCCTACGTCTGATGCCATTGCCGCAGAGACGCGCAAGCTACTGCTTGACCCTGCGAATAAAGCACGGTTGCTGCAAGTGCTGGCGGCAAGCAGCCCCGCATTACAGAGGCGGTTGGGCCGGATTACGCCAACGGTTGGGAACGTGCTTGCCGGTCAATCACCTCAAGTTAACCCACTACTCCCATACTAGGAAGCAATCATGGCAGTTAAAGATTGGTCGACCACGGCCGGCAGCAATACCGCGCCGGGAGACGTTAATTTCGCTGAGAGCCAATTACCGTCAACGGTGAACAACTCGATGCGCCAGGTTCTCGCGGACCTCAGAACCGACTTTGAGGACGGAAATTGGTTTAACTACGGGCATACCACGGTCTACGGAAGCGCGACCACGTTCACCGTAGCGTCCACCAACGTCACGGCGATCTACACTGTAGGCCGTCGCATCAGGGCTGTCGGCAGCTCGACCGGCACGATCTACGGCGTGATAAGCGCCAGTGCGTTTTCAACAAATACGACCGTCACGATCGTGTGGGACAGCGGCAGTTTATCATCTGAGACGCTGGCAATCTCGGTCAGCAAGCTGGACATCAACGGCCACGTCGATGCCAGCAAGATACTGAGCGGCACACTGCCAAATGCGCGGCTCGACGCGCAGCTCCAAGATGTTGCCGGGCTAGCAGTAACCAACAGCGGGTTTATCGTTGGAGACGGTTCTAACTTTGTGCTGGAAAGTGGTTCGACGGTCAGAACGAGTCTTGGATTGACCATAGGCACAAAC